TCCTAATGCTGACTATGAAGAAGCTGAAAGATTGTTAAATGAACTAGAAAACTTTGAAAGATATAATGGTAGCAAAACTATATCTGGTAAAAGAGAAGCACAATTTGCAACATTAAAACAAAATATATTAACTGAAAGTATTAGCCATGATTCTTTTGTTAGAAAAATTGAACAAGGTAATAAATTCTATACATATCAAACAGAGCAAAAAAAATTATTAGAAGGAACTTTTTTTAACGCTTTTGATGCTTCATTTAATAAAGGTGTTAATAAAGAAAGAGCTTCAGAAGCTGGTCTTGAATATGAATCAAGAATAGATTTGTATGTACAATCTAATCCAGATGCAACTTACAATGAACAACAACAATATGCTAGAGATTTAAGATTAAATTTAGTTGATAAATATGATGATGTTAGTACGGAAGAAATTACAGCATTTAATTTAACAGAAAATAAATTTAATGTAGTTAGAGAAACAGCAAGTGTTTTTGAATGGTATAGTGAATATAAAAAAAATCCAAGCCTTAAAGATGCTGAAGGAAAACCTATAAGAAATACATTAGTATCACTAGCAAAATTAAATGGCTATGTAGATGAAGATGGTAAGGTTCAAATTAATAAATTTTTTAATGATTACGTTGAAATTCTTAAATCAAGACAAGAAGGATAAGTATGGCAGATGTACAATTATCTGAAGAAGCTCTAAGGTTTCTTGAAAAAGCTGAAAAAAGTATTAAAAAAATAGAACCAGTTAATTCTGGTTTAATTACCAATCCAGATGAAAAAGATTTTAATTTTTGGAATACAGCAGGAAGATTAACTTTATCAGCAGGACAAGGTGTTGTTAATGCTGTAGAGGAAGGTGGAGATTTTATAGATGAAAACATTGTTTCTTTAGGTGGTTTATCATTTGGTGATGGTGATGGTAAAACTGAATTAAAAGATTTTATACCAAAATATGTAACACCTAAAAAATGGAAAGAGGGTGCTTATTCTCAACAAAGAAATTTACCTGTGTTTCATAAACCTGAAGGTCTTGCAGAAAATTTAACTGAAGGTGCAGCAAGATTTGTTACAGGATTTATAGGACCATCTAAAATATTAAAAGGTGTGGGATTGGGTGGAACTATAATTAAAACAGGTTTAAGAGGTATGACAGCTGGTGCTGTTGCTGATCTTACTATGTTTGATCCTAATGAAGGTAGACTTTCAGATATGTTAGTAGAATTTGATTCTCCTGTTTTAAATAATGCAGTTACTCAATATTTAGCTACAGATGAAGATGATCTTGAAATGGAAGGTAGATTAAAAAATGTACTTGAGGGTATGCTTATTGGTGGACCTCTTGAAATATTATTTGGTATTAAAGCATTTAAGAAAGCAAAAAAAACTAAAGACCTTGCTAAAAAAGAACAAATTTATAAAGAGACAGGTGAAGCTATTAATGATTTAAAAAAAAAGAAAAAAACTAAAAAAGTTTTAACTCAAATTGTAGAAAATAATAAAGCTATTAATACTAAAGAATATATTAAAAATATTAATATTGGTGAAAAAGAAGCTAAGAAACAAACTGAATCTTTTATTAAAAAAATATTAAACACTAAATCATTCTTAAATTCTGCTCAAGTTTTAAAAACAATAGATGATGTATCTGAAAGATTTGATGATGTAACAAAAGATTATTTAGAAAATGATGTGTTAAAAAATCAAACAGCAGAAGAACTTGCGACACTATTATCAGGAAATAAAGAAGAAGTTTTAAAAGCATTACCTAAAGAAGCTGCTACTGCAAAAAATGCTACAGTTAGAATGTTGGCATCTAAACAAGTATTACAAGAACTTGCATTTACTTTAAAAGAAACAGCAGAACAATATGTAAATAAATTTGGTAAAGATACTAAAGCATGGACTAAAGAAGCAAAAGAAGAAGTAGCTTTACAAAGTGAGATAGTTAGAAAAACAGTAGTTGCTCTTAAAGAACAAATAAGGGGTGCTGCTAGAACCACTCAAGCTGGAAGAATTAAAGTTGCTAAATCTGAAGGTAAAATTTTAGATGTAGAAAAAATGGTAGATATTATTCAAAACTTTAGAGGAGACTCTGTAACTATGGCAAATTTAATTAAAGATGCACCATTAGAAGAAGTAATTAATTCTATTGCTAAAACAAAATATCAAAGAACAATAGAAGCATTTAACTCACTTTACATCAACTCATTATTGTCTGGTGTATTTACACAAGCAATTAACATGAAGTCTGGTATTTATGAAGCATTAATTAGACCAATAGAACAAATTGGTGGTGGTCTTGCAAGAGCAGATGTTAGATCAATAAGATTAGGTTTTGCTCAGTATCAAGGAATGATAATGAGTTTTGGAGATACTGTAAGAGCTACAGGATTAGCTTTAAGACAAGGTGATGCAATACTTGATCCTCTTGCTAGAACTCAAGATAACTTAGAGATTGTAGGTGGTAAAGCAGTAAGACCTATTAGTGGTGCTAACTTAGGTTTTGAAGGTGCAGCAGGTACAGCAATAGATTGGTTTGGTAAAGTTGTAGAATTACCATCAAGATTATTAATGACAGGTGATGAACTTTTAAAACAAATGAATTATAGAGGTAGATTATTTACTAATGCTTTAGATAATACTATGGAAAGAGGTTTATCTATTACATCTAAAGAAGGAAAAGAAAATATTAAAAGAATTTTTGATGAAGGTTTTGATAAAAATGGATCAGCAAATATAAAAGATAATACTATTAATACAAAAACTTTAGATTATGCAAGAGAATCAACTTATACAAATTCTTTAAAGGGTGGTTCTTATTTAGATTGGGGAGCTAAAATACAAACATTTTTAAATAACTCACCTGAATTTAGATTTATAGCTCCTTTTATAAGAACACCTACAAACCTTTGGAGACATTTTGGTAATCGTTTACCTGGTGTTGGTTTATTTACAAAACAAAATAGACAATTATGGAATAGTGGAGATAGAAGAGCAAGAGCTGAAGTATTGGGTAGACAAATGATGGGTATATCTTATGCAATGTATGGTTTACATTTAGCAACAGAAGATATTGAAGATAATAATGGTAAAAGATACCCTAAGATAACAGGTAATGGACCATCTAATTTTGCAATAAAAAAAACATGGTTATCTCTTGGTTGGCAAGATTATTCTATTGCACAAAAAAATAATGATGGAACTATAACTTACAAACAATACAATAGAATGGATCCTCGTTTTATGATTTTTGGATGGATAGCTGATCTTAAAGAAAATATAGTTAATCTTAATGACCAAAGTAAACAAGACATTTTTACTTCAACAGTTTTAACTGTTATGAGAAATGCTGCTAATAAAACTTATTTAAGAGGTCTTTCAGATATTGCAAATATTATTGGTAATCCAACAGAAAATAATGTTTCTAAATTTTTTGGTGGAGTTGTAGGAAATACTATACCTTATGCTTCTTTAAGAAATCAAGGTATACCAGGAATATTAGAACCAGAGACAGAAGCATATGAAACAAGATCATTTATAGATAAAATTATAGATAGAACAGGATTGGGTGAAAAATATTTAGAACCTAGAAGAGATATATTAACAGGTGAACCTATAGAAAAAACACCTAGTAGTTTATATTTAAACGCAGATGGTGTAGCATCATTTTCATTTTGGTTTCAAGCACCAAGTTTAGTAGGTAGAAAAATAGATGTTAAAGATAATCCTGTAGCATTTGAGATTGCTAGACTTAGAATACCACTTGGAGAACCACAAAAAATAAAATATAAAACAGTTGATTTAACTGAATATAAAAAAGGTGATCAATCTGCTTATGATTATATGATGGAAAATATAGGTAAGGTTAAAATAGAAGGTAAAACTTTAACAGAATACTTACAAAAAACATTTGATTCTAATAAATATAAAAATTTACAAGAAGGAAATACTGAAAATGATGGTGGTAAAGAAGTATATATAAAGAAAATATTTAAAGGATTTAAAGATAAGGCTTATTATGAAATGCTAAAAGAATATCCAGAAGTTAAAGATGCTATGGAAGTTGCTCAAATTAAAAAATATGGCTTATTAAAAAGAAAAAAAGGAGACAAAACAGAGGAAATAAATGTATTATTACCACAATAATATGGTATTGATAATTACAACATTTAATATATAGACAATTAATATGACAGTATCAAGCACAACAGTAAAAAGCACAGCATCAGGTGATGGTAGCACAACAGCTTTTACTTATTCATTTAAAATTTTTGCGGACTCTGATTTAGAGGTAATTATAAGAACA